AATCAACAGGTGGTAGACAAACATTCGAGATGGTGTACTACAACCAAGCTTATGTAGAGGGTACACAGATATTTACTATGAATATTATTGACCAATGTATGCGTGCAGATATGGTTATGGGACAAAAATATAATAATTTATATTTAGTTGCTGGACTTGACCCTGCATCATCTGGTTACCAAGCATCTGTATTATGGGGAATAGACCAATACAGAGCTGAGTTATACCTTATAGATTTAGAGAATAAACGTGGTGGGGGAGTGAGAGCTGCCTTAGACCAAATGGCTGACTGGTTACACAAGTATGATTGTAGACATTGGATAGTAGAGGAAAACGGTTTTCAATCTGCAATTAGACAAGATGCAGGCATTAAAGAATTTACACTACGTAGTGGTATTACTATACAAGGACACTTAACAGGTAAAAACAAACATGACCCACTATATGGTGTAGGAGCTATGGCTGATTTATTTGAAAATAGAAAAATACACTTACCTACTGGTGATGGAGAATCTAATGCAAAGGTACAGAAATATCGACAACAACTGTTATACTTTGATGGGAAACCTGTTTCTAAGCGAAACAAGGAAAAAACTGATATAGTTATGGCTAGTTGGTTTCCGATGAAGGTTTTTAGGCGTATGCAAAAAGAGCATGCTGCTGATATAGGATTGGATTACAACCCTAGTTATGGAGAATACAAGATGACAGATATGAATGACGCACCATGGGGATAGAAAACTTAGACATTAAATCTTATAAAGAGATTGTTAGAAATGCTTCCGAGTTAACTTCTGGAAAGCTAGTGCAAGAAAGACAAGTTTCTAAAGCTAGAATAAAAGCTATTTTAAATGGTGGTGCAGATGGAATTAAAGCATTACTAGGTAACACAATGGAAACCTCTGATGCTGATTTACTACCAGCTCCTAACATGTTGCAGTCTGGTATTGACCGACTTGCACAAAAGATTTCAGGTATACCTCAAGTACGAGTAGATGTACCTAATGATAATGATTCTACTAGAAGTAAAATGCGTGCTGATAAACTAGAACGTATTGTTACTAACTATGATGACAAACAAAATCTAAATTTACAATTAGCACAAGCATCTAGGTGGTTACCTGGATATGGTTTTTGTGCATGGGTTATAACAACTAAAAGAGATACTAATGGATTTATATATCCATCAGCAGAACTTAGAGACCCATACGATACATTTCCAGGAAACTTTGGACCTGACCAACAACCAAGAGAAATGGCTGTAGTAAGACGTGTACCTAGATATAAACTTGCACAAATCTATCCAGAGTTTGCTAACGAAATATTAAAAGTAGATGAAGACGAAACAGCTGATAATAATTATTCAGAAACAGCTACACCGTTTATGTCTTATGAAAATAACAGAGAACAAGGTTGGGAAGACAACACATACTCTGGTGTAAGAATTATTGAATATTATGACATGGGTGGTACTTATGTAGTATTCCCAGAACGTAATATGATTCTTGACTTTATACCAAACGTATTGTCAACACCACCGTTTGTGTTTATGAAACGTATATCTTTTGACCATCTAAAAGGACAATATGACCATGTAATTGGTTTAATGTCTATGATGGCAAAAATTAATATTATGTCTTCAATAGCCATGGAAGATGCAGTATTTACAGAAACTAACATATCAGGAGAGATAGAATCTGGACAATACAGAAAAGGTAGATTTGCAGTAAATTATCTAGCTCCAGGTACGCAAGTTTCTAAACCAATGAATAACATGCCGTATCAGTTATTCCAACAAGTAGATAGATTGGAAAGACAGTTACGTATGGTTGGTGGTTACCCAGTTACTGACGACTCACAGTCACCTAACTCTTTTGTTACTGGTGCAGGGCTATCAGAACTTAACTCAACTATGTCATTAATGATTAATGAATATAGAGAAATAGTTAAACAAGCATTAGAAGACATGGACTCTAAGAGATTAGAGCTTGATGTAGTCTTATCTTACTCACAAGGAATTGCAAAGAAACCTATGGCAGGTTTTCTTAAAGGTTCTGCATTTAGTGAGAACTATAAACCATTAGCTGATATTGCTGGTGACTACAATACTAGACGTATTTATGGTGTTATGGCTGGATTTGATGAGCCACAAAAAATTGTAACAGGTTTGCAATTGTTACAAGCAGGTGTTATAGACGTAGAAACATTACAAGATAACATTGATGGTTTAGAAAACATAGCTAAAGTACAGGAACGTATTAGAAAAAATAAAGCAGAAGGTGTTTTATTTGATTCAATACTAGCTAGGTCAGCACAAGGTGACCCTGCAGCAACAATGGCAGCTATTGCTATTTATGAGTATCCAAACGAAGTTACTGAAATTATGAAACAGTTTTATACTCCTGAAGAACCACAGATGACACCTGAACAAGAAGCTTTAATACAACAACAGATGGCACAAGCGATGGGAGGACAAGGTGGACCGCCAACAATGGCACAAGCATTTGGAATGTAATATGGAAGAATTTGTCGAAGCAGAGTTTTGGGATATGGTTTATAACGAATACGGTGTTATGGACGAATTAGATATATTATCTGAAGACATTACAGAAATTATTACACCTAGTAAAGGTATAATTATATTGATAACCAAGGATTTTTATAATGGCAAAAAATAGAACAAGTGGTAGAGGTGGTTATAGACAACCAGCAGACCCAGCTCCAGTAGCTACACCAGATAGAAATAGAACAGATGGTGGTCCAGGTAGTAAAACACAACCTTTAAGAAGAATGCCTGGTGTTGGTTATGGCGAACAAAAAGATTTAACACAACAACAACAGATTGCACCTTTACCTGTAGCTAATCAACCTGTAGTTGCACCAAACATTTTTGCACCAACAGAACGACCTGGCGAACCAGGCACTCAAGGTGTACCAATAGGACCAGGAACAGGTCCAGTTAAAATACAAGACAACACAGATACAATTTTACAAGCTATATACGAAGTTAATCCATCACCTGTTATATTAGAAATAATTAATAATAGGCAGGGTTAATGGGTTTCATTCTATATGACCGTAATGAATATTACGATATACTGCGTGGTGCTAATCAAGATTCATTACAATCAGGACAATATAAATCTGCATTAACAGATAATCAACAAATTACAAAAGATATTGAAACTTACGCAGAAAGATTTCCAGAATTGCCTGCTGATGTATCTGCTGGACTAGCTATTGCTGGTGTACCACCAGATTATGCAGCTGTAAAAGAAATAGCACAAGATATTTCTAATAACAAAGTTGTAGCTACAGCAGGTTTATGGAACGAATTACAACAAAAATATCGATATGAGCATACTGAAAACAATATGAAGATGTCTATAGGTGATTTGTTAACAGGTGGTTTAATGCCAGGTGGAGCTAAACCAGGTGATGTCCAATACGGTGTATGGGCATTTGCTGCTTTAGATGCGTTATTTCAAACTGTAGGTCCTTCTGGTAAATGGTCAGTGTTATCTTCTGTAGTTAACGCTGTAACACCAGGACAACCTATGGTAGTAGGTAGGTCACAAGCATACCTAAGAGATTTAAAACAATACGATAACTTACTTAAAAAAGGTTATACACCACAAAAAGCACAAAGTATGTTGCAAATTGACCTAAGTCAAACTTCTGTAGAAAATTTAGGTAAAGATGGTGACGGTGTAGATAACATAAAGAAACACATAGATATGTTACAAGAAGCTCACGATATGGGTGGTGAACCAATATTAGCTAACATGTGGAGAAATGTAGTACAAGGTAAACCACTTAACTTTGATAGAGCTACAAAAATATCTTTAGAATCTGTTAAGGCAGAAAATACACCTTACTACAAAGATTTAACAGAAAACTATGGTATGACACCAGAAAGTGCTAGAGCTTTTATATATGAAAATATAGGTGAGCCATTAAAAGAATATGACGAAAATGGTGAGATACATTACACATCTGCATATAACCCTAACAAAGTTAACTTTTATGCAGGTAGACGTAAACAAAAGTATTTCTGGGCTGGACAAGATGACCAAGATTTCTATAGACCAGAATGGGCAAACAAAGATATCTTGCTTGAATACTCACCAGGTAAGATAACTGCATCAGAATTTTATGAACCAGGTTCAAGAGCGTTTGATTTGTTGTCAGGTGGTCTTGATGCTTTCTATCAGATAGGTCCTGAAGTATTTGCAGGTAAAGGTATTAGAGGTGTAAAAAACTTAAACAAAGGTTTACGTGGTGTAAACAAAGCATTTGACTTGTTTGACAATGGTAAGTTAGTTAAGTCAGGTAAAACAGTTAAGATATCTCCTAGAGCGCAAGCTGATGAAATACTTCGTACTGTTGGTGATGAAATAGATGGACAAACAGGCAAAGGAGATATTAACAAATATCTAGACAATAGTGGTAGATTTATTAAAGATAAAGAGTATCGCAAAGATTTTACTTCTACTAGAAAAGCTTTAAAGAAACTTAAAAAAGAAAATACATTATTTGGTAGAGTTCCTAGGTTTTTTCAAACAACACAAGATGAAATACTTAATCAACCTACTAATGTTGCATTTTTTAAAGCACTTGCTGATACAGGACCAGACCAATTAGCTTATATACAAACAAATCCTATAACTAGAAACTTACCTGGACAAATACAAAAAGCTATTACACAAGAAGATGACTGGTTAAAAATACAAGATTTGTACAGTCAAATGATTGGTAAGTCAGGATTTCAAATAGCTAACAAAGCTGGACAATCTGTACCTTATACATTACCAGGTAGGTTAATTCCTAAGACTGGTTCTTTAGTTACAAACAGAGTATTACAAAAAACAGGCATTAATCCTAATGCTGCATATAGAACATTTGGTAGCTGGGCTGGTGAAAAAGCTAGAAAGGTTAGAGAAGTTATACCT